CTATATAATGGCTAAGTTGGTGCTTTTTGCATTAAACTTATACAACATGATATCCTGGTACTTGGCATTATATGTCAATCCCACATCCTGTACTTTCTTAGTTGCACCAATAAAAGGGTTGTTTGCTCCATAATGCAGCTCCAACCAGCTAAACAGCTCTATTAGAGATGATTTGTTTGAAGTGAAATAGAAGTATGAAGTATTCACCAGAACCTCCAATACATCTAAATAATCGGTTAGCCTCCAGTAGTCTTTATTACTATACGTGCTAACATCTGTAGATAGATAGGGAGGATCAACCAGAAAAACAACATTATCCTGATCTTTATATTTCTGAAATAGTTCTTTATAATCATATTTAACCACATCAATACCTTCCAGATATCCTGTTGTAACATAATCACTTTGTCGTACTTTGTTATAAAATTTTTCTTTCTTTAATTGTTCTAGGCTTGAGGCATAGTTCATTGAAAACAAAAGGCTTGAAGATAGTGTTATATAGTCCACAAATCCTGTTTCTTTTTCAATTCTATCTATAATCATTGCCCTGACATCATCATTTAATCTTTCTGTCTTACTACCTGCATAAGGACATAATTGCCTAATATCAGATAGCAGAGCGTTTGTTTTATCTGCGTTTTTCAGGCGATATGAATAACCATCATAATCATTATATATAGTTTTGGCCTGTGGGTAATAGTTTTTAACAGTATGACTGAGCAAGCCAGAACCTCCAAACAAATCTATATAAGTAGCATCTGCAGGAAACTCGTTTAAGGCTTCTTTAAAGTCTTTTAAAAATCGTCTCTTTTGCCCCTGAAATGGTAGAGGGGCCTGTGTGTAAGTTTTCATTGGTTATTAGTTTTTATAATGGTTATTAGTTTTTGTATATTTGCATCTCTCACCCAATACATACGAAAACGACTGGCTCCAGAAGACATTGTCCTCCGTAGCCAGTCGGTGTATTTTAAAATTGGGTGAGATCTTTTTTAAAAGCGGAGGACGTTTTTAATTCCTCTACTTTATCTATTCCGGTTCAATATTTTCTATAACATCCGGAACTGTTATAGGATCAGGTTCTTCTTTAACTTCAATACCTGTAGCTTCTGTGTATTCTTCTTTGGTTATAAAGACCACCTCATGGATTGAAGACAGTACATTATCCCCAGTTAAGCGCCCATAGATAGTTTCTTTGTCGAGAATCTTATAAAATTCTCCGTCTTTGTTAGTATAGTCCATTATTACTTTGTTTGTGTTGAAAATTAAAGAGTTGTTTGTCCACCATCGACTATAGTCCAACCATCAGCCACAAGCCAGTCACGATCTGCCTTTCCTGCTGCTGTATACTTAATCGAATCAGCACCGAGATACTTAACTGTTGTTCTACCTGTAAATTCCGTATTACGAAGGCGTTTTAATAGCTTATCATAATTATCCGGCATCAGTCCCGATCTTGAAACAAAATCCGTTAAATTAACCTCTTTGTTAAAATTCCACTTAGAGAAATCCGGGTTAAAGCTGGTTGCATCCATGAAGGTTCCCATCATAAACAGAATGTTTTCGACCTCCCACATTGATATATCAGGATTAGCGGAATAAGCCCTATTAAACAAATATGATATAGACCTCACACCAGTATTTAATCTCCATTTATCTACTGGCTGATTCCACTCCCACGCGTCCTGAAACCATTGTTCTATATGATCCAGATCACCCAGTACTAAATGATTAACAGGCTGATTATATTTCTTTAATCCCTTGAATAATCCTGCTAATTGAGCGGTTTGTCCAGGAATAAACTTTGGCATTCTGATTCCATATATAGGCCTGTTAAACATTGGTTGTCGGGCTAACATGGCAACTAAGTCGTACATTTCGCCAAAAAAGTAGTTATAATCTACAATTGGTCTATTTGGGTCTGTACCATCATCTAATGGATTAAGATAAATTAAAGAGCCAGCAGATGTGTTACTAAAAGATATATAAGCAACATCGCTATATAGCTTAACTGGGGTATCAGTAAATGTATTTGAAGATTGGGCATTTTCAATAACCGTTTTTTCAACCCCATCGATAATAAATACACCTCCATCTATTGTGACCGTTTTCCATTCTCCAAAAGGCCCCCATTTTAATGTGATCGGCAGTGTGCCAGAACCATTACCCTGTCTTAATAATTTAACATTAAAACACCCCGTTTTAGGCATTGGTTTATTTGGACTTACTAATGTTTTTAATTGTAATGTTTTCATATTTGATATTTTTATAAGAATTGGGTATCAAGCCATTTAAGACGGAAATCCAGAGAATTAAAAATGTTATCGATTGATTCTAAATAATTACTTTCTCTCGTCATGGTGATTGTTCCCCACTTTTGTAGTTCGGCTTGATATGAATTTGGAGGCCATTTAGCTGATAAATCAAGGAAGGTTTTAGTTAGATTTTCCATCTTTAACACTGAGCCTCTTAATACTGCATATCTAGCTTTGATTTGCGGTAACATTTGCGCCCTGAACTTTGGCCAGATATCTTTGTTTCCAATGTACCAACCTGTAATTGGCTGTGCAAGGTCTCCGCCCTGATTAGTTCCGAGAGTAAAATCCATATCTATGGCACACGGCATCCAATGAGTACTATTATAAGAAATATACATTGAATTATTATTCACGCTATCCCAATGTGAAATTGCCTCTCCCCACAGTAAAAAGTCAATCCATGCATTAAGAACTAAATAATCCTGATGCGTATTTGTGAAAGTTTTTGCACCCGTTTGAATATCCTGCATATATTGGAATAATCTGAAAATATTGGCTTTTGCAGCAGCATTAGGCGTTTTGGGATTTCTGACTTCATAATCCACAGCAACAGCATTAAAATCGGCATATTCCTTTCCTCCTAAAGCGCATCCAATTACCTGTGAATCTATTAGTAAATGATTTTGGTTCGTGCTAGTAATAGCATAATTAAGCCTATCCTTTTTAAGTCTTAGTACATACTGTCCCCTAAATGAACCACTCTGGTATACATCTGACGGTATACCAACCAAAGCAAATTGAGCATCAGCCGAAAATCTTGTAGGATCATAATTTTTTAACAGAGCATTATTTATACCTCTGTGCATGCTTTCAGGATATGGTCTAGCTGCTATGAGCTGTTGCCATATTTGACCGCAAAACACATCTTTGCACTTCGTTGCATCCGTCCAGTAAGCTTTCATGTGATATGAATCCAAAGCCGGATTTTTTCCAAATTTAACCTGAAGCTTTTTACCATACTTGTTGTATAAGTCAATAGTATATCCCTTCTTAGGAAATTGAAGTGATCCAAATCCCTGTTGTGATACATCACAATAAGCCGTTAGCATTACAGAACTACCAACAATGAACCTGACAATACCTCTGTTTTTTTCTTCCGGATAATCTGGCCACTTTACCGAAAAGTCAAGCTTTAATAATCCCGGATCTGGAATATAGAAATATGTTCCTTCAAAAATATTATCAGATACTACAGGCTTACCAGCATTGTAGGTAAGATCATCTACTATTAAATTAGGAATATATATGGAACCATCTGGGAATTCTTGAAGAGCAATTTTATTGTCCGGAGAAACAATATTTAATGGCTTATCTGAAGGTATTTCATAGAAAATACCTTTCAATATGATTTTCAAATTATCAGACAATCCAGTTATAGCCTCAACCGGAATACTGTCGGGATAATACATGGCATAGAAATAACCATCCTTATCGACATGAAATAATTCCACACCATTTTTAGCAGCAACCGAAAGCAAATCATTAGATTCTGAAACATTGAATCCAACCATCTTAATATCCCATCGGTCTGATACTCCCGGAACATTGGCTCCGGTTGTAACTGCATTAGCTTCCCAGATACAACCTTCATGGAATACCTGTGAGCCTTTGTTATATGGTTTATTACTCCATTGTGGTGTCCTTCCAGTTGCTTTCTGGCTTAGCTCTTTTTTAGCTACTCCGTCTGTTATTTCAATAGTAACATCATACAATGCCCCGTCCTTTTCAAAGTCTTCAGCTACTGTGCTGATTGGATTCCCGGAAGCATCTTTCAGATTCGGAAATGAAGTGACATTGTTTTCTTCTACACGAAACCAAAATGAACCAATTCCCGGAGCTGTAGACGCTGGTTTGGCTATACCTAAATAAGCTTTATTAACAGTATTCTTTGCCTCTTCCAGCTTTTCATCAAATACTTTGATAAGTTCGCTTTCTGCACCTCTATCCAGTTTACTGTCTAATGATCCTCTTAAACCTTCCACGTTATCAATAGGAACTGAATCATCCTTATGAACAAAGGAATCTAAAGTATCGGAAAATTGTTCCTCAGTTGGCTTTTTACCTTTCTGAAAATATGTTTTGAGTGTGTTACGAGGTCGTTTCATGTTCTTTAACCTTTAAATCTGATAAATATTACTACTCTGTACGGGTTCATGATATCGTGAGCCTGATCACCTCCCAAAGTGTTGGTATTACCTGCCCAAGCTTCACCGCCTGACGATGTTATGGTATAGTTCCAGTCTTCATTGTCGTTCGGGCTGTCACCCTTCCCGGCAGCAGTTCCATTTGGATTATTAATAATTGTTGCAGTATTCATCCCATCGCCGCCAAAGATTTTAAAGCTGTGTCTAGGCAGTTCCGACATTGTTAGGCTATGCGTTTTATTTCCGCCAGCTTGCAACACCTGGGCGAAATCCAGATCATTAGGATTTAAGCCCATAGGAAAACGTCCCCTAAATTCGGTCGCTTCTTCCCAACCTTCCGGAATTTCATTTGCCGGACGCATAAACAATACAGGTGCGTTACCGTCAAGAATCGGCTTAGATGCACGCTCCAATTTAGTTAATCTGGCTTCAATCTGCTGTAGTGGAACAGTTGGGATAAAGTCCTCAATATTTTTAAACCTCGCTTCCAATGTGTTTAAAGGAGGTATTCTCTTAAAGTCTGCCCAGGGAAAATATACATTAGAGAAACCGAAGGTTGCAAAGCGATTGATAATAACATCTTGCATTTCTCCATTTTCAGCCTTTTCTTGGGTAATGATTTCACGAATAATGACGGTATTCTGTTTTCCACCACCTACGAACTTCAATAGTTCATTATTGATCATGACAACACCATTACTTACTGCAGCTCCTCCCGAGGTTTCTTCACACCCGGAAATAATAACCATATTACCAGCCATTCGTGCAACGTCTTCAATAATTGAATAGGCGTCTTGTATTTCTGTCAATGTATCGGTTGTAAAATCGAATCCTTCCGGATAATTGAAAATGAATTTTTTCATATTAGGTCTATTCTAAAACGTTTACTAGCAAGCCGATAATAATCGACTGTATTATATATTTGATCATAATAATCCGAAAGTGATTTAGGCACTTTTACGATAAAGTCTACCTGTCCTTCAACAAATTCACTTTTCGGATATATTTTTAATTTCCCTATGTACTTAGGCTTTCGTGAAGCCTTAGGATAGATATATGTCTTTTGTTTGTTAATTGGATCCTCTATGGTTATTCTCCTGTCTGAATCAAATTTATCATTCAAAAGGCCCCGTAAATTGCATAACTGGCTGTTATGTGTTGCACGCTCAATATTATAATTACGATTTTCATTAAACTCATCATTTACAGTGTCCAAATGAGCTGTAAGTACATTAACAACAGCAATCACGGAAGGAGATCGCCAGTTTATCGGGAGGTTTAAAGCTCCCAGCTTGCGAAAATCTACTTTATACCACATTCTTAACCGTTTTATATTCTATTACCGTACTCGGCCAGTCAACATCAAAATAACCTGAAGACGGTATTTTACTTATTTGGATAGGCTCATAATTTCCATAACCTCCGCTTTTTGGATCTATCCACTTTGAATCAGCAGTAAACAACCAGGGATCAATAACGCCAGGAACCTTTTGTAATTTATCAACCAGACTATTAAGCATTAACTCACCATTGAACGGCAATTCCTTCATAAATTCATTAATGGCATCTTCAAAAGGCTTATTTCCTTGTAATCTATGATATCCATTTTCATCGATTATTTTGTCATCAACCCTTATCTGAAGACGCATTTTTAGAATATCCGGTAGATAGTTAACAATCGTAAGTTTTACTCCTGCATCTCTGTACTCGTTAGCATAGGCTCTAAAGCCGTTGTACTGACTTTCCGTAATCGGCGAAAGCTTTCCGTTTGTTTCGGTAGCTATCTTCAAGACCAACCTGCTCTCCTTGTCTTCTTCAGATATAGCAGCATATTTAATTATCTTAGATGCTTCAATTTGCTCTGGTGTTTTATCTGTATTGTCAAACTCATCTTTGTCCGGTAAGAGCTGGAAGCCGTACTGAAAAGCTTTAGCCTTTTCTCTGTACCATAAAAGACCGTGAGCTTTCTCCTTTCTGAGTAGCACTTCCAATTCTGCCTGATGTGCTCCAAATATTTGCTCATGGGTATAGATCGCAAAAGCCACGATATAAAACATCAATCTCCATACTGCTGCCTTTGAATTGGATGTAAGGCCGATTAATTCGGCTTGCCTTTCCTTTTCGGCAATTATCGCACTATATATGTCATTTATTGTTCTCATTGTACTTTAAAGTTCTTTTCTATTTCCCAGTAGTTAATCCCTTCAGGGTAATTAATGTCTTTATCTCTTATAGCGGTTGCAGGATGTACATTCTTTGCTCTATAGTAGTTTTTTACATCAAGATCTTCAGACACTTCAGGAATGATTAGTTCTGCCCCTGGCTCCAGATCATCTGTGATGCTGATATTGTTTGCTATAGCAATGAAAATGGCATTTTCAGCCTTTCCCGTAGCCTGTATAGCAATATCTAAAAGCGATTGATTATGTAGTACTGTTACTGCCATTGGTGAAATCGTTGTAAGTTTTCTTAGCTTCTTTTGCCTTGTTTACAATCTTTTTTAACATACCCCAGATACTGAAGCCGGCACGAGGTAAATTCTCAAAGAATATGGAGTAAAACTCAATTGCACAGCTAATGGCCATTGCAATAAAAGTGAGTGTTATTTCGTGGTCTATCCAACTTAATTCAAAAGGTTTAATCCGGAAAATCATTTCTAAACACCAGGACAGGATTATGAATAAAAAATAAGTAACAATTTTTATCAGGCTTAAGCGTGTTTTCTCACTTGTAAAGCCATTGGTTCTGAATCTTCCTTCTTTTTTTTCACGCTTCCATACCGCCCATGATGCAAGAACACCTGTAATATAGTCTGCCAAAAGCAGCCCTAATAATAAAAAGATCATTAAATGATAACTACTTAAGGATATAGATAATCCCATTGCAGGAATCAGAACAGAGGGCTTTTTAACGGCTGTAATAATAGTCCAGATATATTTTCCGTATACATGCAATTCTTTCATTTTATTCAATTTTTACAATTGTTACCGCACCATTTGGTGCAGTAGCGGTTATAGTCATATTTTTTATTTCAAAGATTACAGCTTGTGCGAGCTTCTCTGCAAATTTTTCTTTAGAGTCTTGAGGATTATTCTCTTCGCTTCCACACTGATCCATCACCTGGATAATTTTATTTTTTAATCTGTCTTCAGAAGTTGCCATTTAATCTTATTTTAAAAAGTCTTTAAACCTGTTTTCAATACTTAATAATTCAGGTTCGTTAATTAACTTTATTGTACTCCCGGTATTGGTGGTAAACTTCATTTTCCGTATTTCAGAAATCAGATCTACCATTAATTTTTTCAGCGTTTCATTTTCTTTTCGGAGTAGGAACCCTTCCTGAATATCTAATTCACATCCTGAAACTTTAATATTATAATCTTCAACTTCATCAGCCTGTAATAAAAAAGGTGTAGTACCATTATTATCAATCATACCTACTATACAAGCACTGCCAACTTTTGGCTTTATTGATATGTTGTCAAGGCCCAGCAAAATATCGTAGTACTCCAGATCATCTTCCAAGCCAACAGCTGTCATTGTTTTATCTTCCCAATCTACTTCCGTTACCTCTACCCAAACAGACTGTACAGGTATGGAACTTTTCATTTTTTCGAGAAGCGTTTGCCGTAACTTATCTAAGCTCATTTTTCACAAATGTTTGTCCTAGTTCAATTTCTTGTTTATATCCATCACTGCTATTAAAAGTTTTCTTTACTCTGTCTATATAGTAAATGCCGCTTCTGTCATTATATAAGGTGGATGTTATTTTTACCTTTTGGCCATGTTGAACACTTGGAAATCCAAAAGCTTTAAAAGACCCATCAAAACCTTCTTTCTTCCGGTCCTCATACATTTTTTTAACTTCTCTCTCCAGATCTTTCAGGGTTTTAACATTGAAAGTCCAATTGATAGTTTCATGAGCATCAGGATCCCCAAACTCAAATTTTAATTTTTTGTCTTTTTCCCTTTTCTTTATTGCTTTGGCAACTGCCTGCATTGATTGGCCGACAATTTTTACCAAACGATCTTCCTTGCTGAGATAATTCAGATTATTACTTACACAATTTCTCTCCAGATCAAAAACCGGAATTTCTTCAGCGACATCTGAATAAGGTTTTGCAATTGTTAATTTTCCGTTTCTAATGAAGGAGTAAAGACTAAACTCCTGTTGTATTTTATTTAATACCTCACCCAGAGTAACTTTGCTAAACCTAACAGCTCCAAGACTGACTTCTGCATCGATATCAATAGGATAATCTTTAACAATGCCCTGAATAAACTCTTTTAATTTTATGTTCTTATGTGAAAAATTAACTTTGATTTGCTTTAATCTCCACATTTCATCCTCAACCTTAATACTTATAGGATAATCAGCACTTACCTGGTCTATATATCCCTTAAATTCTTGTTTTAGGATTCCATCATATCCCAGCGATATCTCAACAGGATCTCCTTTTCTGAAAACTTCTTTTACTTTTAACCGGTTAAAGTCTTTCACTTTTCTAGGAAGTATTATTTCAGCTTTTCCACAGATCATCTTCCAGGATGTTTCGATCTCGACAGATGAAGGCTTATAAATAACAATTCTTTCAGATCTTCTTTCATTTGGCAGAAAAACTATTTCTGCGCACATGGCCCTTGTCATATTTTAGTATTTAAAAGCTCTATAGGATCATCACTTACACAAGACAATTCTATTGGGATTACATTGGGAGATCCGGTTACGCTTCTGATATCAATTTCTTCAATAACAATACTGTTTATCTCCTTTTTGGTGAACAAAAATCCTTGCACAGCAATCGGTTGTATTATTTTACTGAACTCTATCAGTTTATCTTCATATTCCCTGGCTTTCAAATCACCATCAATACATAGAATCCGTAATCTTACCACCCAATCATCAAAGCCATATATCTCTTTTACGGTTCCGTTACCTCCTAAAACATTGGTTTTAATAATATTTTTGGGTCTATTAAAATCAACCATTGTTGCTGCAGGAAGCCAGAAATCATCATACTTCCGTTTAATAATTTGACCTTTTTTATCATAAACCTCATATTCATCACCTTTAAACAGGATAGGAAAAACAATAGGAGTTCCGTAGATACTTTTTCTCTCATACTCTTCATAGAGGCTTTCCATAACCTTTGGATTATATCCTGACAGATCCGGAGGCGTATTTTTTCCAATGGGCAAAGTCAGATACACAGGAATAGTTCCGAAAGCTGCTTTAAAAAGCTGACCTAAAACAGCTCTGTTATCAATACCAATAAGCTTATCATTCATTTTTTATCTGTGTTTCAATTTTTGTTTTCAACGTTTTAAAATCCTTATTATCTAAAGCTAAATGAATCTGAACTTCTCTTTCAATACCTATTTTATCAATTTTACCATGAATAAACCGGTAAAGATTTGGTCCTAATAATGGGGTTTCTTTCCATTCTCCCTGAGTAGACTGAAGAATAGCAGCAACTTCCTGCATTTCAGATTCTCCAATATCAAAATCACCGTTTCTAAAAATCAGCTCATTATCATTATTTAACAAAATATCTTTCATGATTAATCCAATGCTACAAGTCCATCTCTTAGTCTATCATTGATAGAACCGGTTATTTTATTAGCTATATGCTCAATACTTCCGACACCTTTTCCGACAGCAAAACTATTATTGATTGTTAATGTCATATTAATAGTTCTCGGTCCTTTGGAACCGCTCATGCTTACGCCATCACTTTCACCTTCACCGGAGCTTTTCCCTTTTTTACTTTTTTTCTTTTTATCATCATCAGAAAATAGTTTATCATAGTCAATGGTCTTTGTGGGAGTAGTGCCAGCACCGGCAGGATTAGCAGGAACATTTCCAGTATTTTTAATTAAATCTGTTATTTTTGTTACAGTATTTTCATTTTCTTTTTTAGCTTTCTTCTCATCCTCTACCTCTTTTACGCCTTTTTGAAAACCTTTACTAAAAGCTCCTGTAACTTTATCCCATACTTTTCCTACAGCATCTGTTAGAGGTTTAATAAACTGCATAAATCCCTGAATCTTTTTCCAGATAATATCAAAAACGTTAATTACATATTGAAGTACTGCACCGAATATTGATCTGAAGAAATTATAAACACCACCAAAAGTGCTTTTTAAACTATTCCAAATACCAATAGCTACATTTCGGATCACTCCCCAGGCCCACATGAATTTTGAAGCTACCCAGTTCCATACGGAGCTTACTATTTCTTTAATCCATCCAAAGACTGTTTTAATACTTTCCCATAAAAACTTGATATGATCCACAAGCAGTTCAACAACAACTTTTATGATATCCCAGATACCTCCCCAGACCGTTTTAACCACTTCCCAATAGCCATAAAAAAAGCCTCGGAATTCTCCGACATTATTCCATAGCCAGGTAAATAAGGCTATCAACGCTGCAATAATTGCCAGAATCCATCCTATAAGGGGTATTTCCATTATCGCAACGGATAAGGCTCTTATTCCAACTCTTAAGCTGGTCAACACTCCGGTAAGTCCACCTCCGGATATAGATGCCCATAAAAAAGCAAACCTTAATCGGTTAGTAACAAGCATCAATTGGAGCTGATCTTTTGTAAGCTTTGTTGTTGCAACAGAATTTAACCACTTCATTAAAGCGTCAAGTCCTGTAATTATTTTTACAGCATTCCAGACTACTCTAAGTCCGTCCATTGCATTTTTAAGGTTGGCTACAACACTAATTGCATTTGCAGTTACATTGATATATGGCTGATACTGCTTTGTAACTTCACCAATTTTCATTTTAAAAAGATTCCATTCCTGGTTTCTTCTTTTTTCTTTTTCGAAAGTGGTATCCATGATAATACCGGCCTGCTCATATGCGACATTCGTTCCGGTAATCATTTTGGTTAACTCCTCTTGAGAGTCAGCAGATCTAATCAATATCTGACCTGCAGCAGCATTTTCTCTTCCGAATACTTCAGTAAGAGCATTAATGTCTTTCTGAATTGGCTTTAGTTCTCGAAGTCTGTCTGCAAAAGGAACGGTGGTATCCGCCATTTTCTTCATATTGACACCGTAAGCTTCCAGAATTTTTACAGCATCCTTACTAAGCTTTGTTTGTGAGGACATATTCGTAATAACGTTACGAATAGCTACCCCGGCTTCAGAACCATATTTCCCACCTTCAGCCATTGCCTGAATAGCTGCATTGGTCTCTTCAAAAGTTAAATTTGCAAGTTTAGCAGATACACCGGCCTGAACTAAAGATTGTCCAATTTGAGGAATTTCGGCAGCTCCTTCCTTTGCACCGGCAGCCATTACATTAATCATCCTTTTGGATTCTTCAGCTGCTTTTACAGGATCCTTAAGATCAACCTGGAACTGAAGCATTGACGTTGTAATAGCATCGGTAGCTCCTGTAATATCACCTTCCATTGTTTTGGAAAGGATATTTACAGATTCTCCCAACATTCCCATCGCTTTATCACTACTACCCATTTCAGGCCCTAGTCTGGATAAGATAGTTTTAAAAGCATCCAGATTTATATTGACATCTTCACCGTATGTTACAGCCAGCTTTTTAGCCTTATCATTCAAAGCGTCCAATTCTTTGCCGTGTGCTCCGGTAATAGCTGAAACTTCAGCTAAAGCAGATTCGTTTTTTATAGCTAAATCACTTATGCCCTGTAAACCATCTTTCAGGTTCTGAACTGACTGATCAATAGCAAACAGATCAATGTTTTTAATATTTTTAAAACAATCAACCAATTTATTACCCTCCCCGGTAGCCACTTTTAGCTTATCGGTTATGCCTTTCACAAAGTTGGAAGCTCCATCTTTGAATTCCAGACGCCAGGTGGTTGTAAATTGACTCATTGTTAATAAATATTGATTTTGTTAGTCTTCAGCATTTTCTTTGCTGAACATTGCATTGACTATTTCAGTAGCCGCTTGTTTAAATGCAGAATACATCATAAGCCTTTCGGTTTTCATTACATATTCTGCTTTGGCATATGCATCGATCCAGTCTTCTACATCATCTATTGCCAGAGGATTGATGTTAAGCTTTGCCTGAATCAATGCATTTATTTTTTTTATTCCGTCCTTGTCGTCATCCACATGGAGAGCGGATGACTTTAGGCTTTTTTTAACTGGCTGCGTGCAGATTTCATTAATGCCCCAATCTGGGAAACCAGTTCTGTGAACACAGCAGCATCACTTTCCAAAACATCCATGTCTCCTGCTAACACACAATTTGCAATCATTGCATCAGAAGAAGCTTCCACATTGTTATCATACTCTTTGGATGAAAGTAAATACACAAGCTGCTTACTTGGTTTTTTTACAATATACTTCAGTGGCTCCTCTGCATCTTCATCTGGGAAAATCTCAATAATCTTTAATCCATAAGGATATTTTAATTTCAGATCTGCTAATACTTCATCTGAAAAAGCAGGTTTTTCATTTTGTTTATTCATTGTTTCTTTTTTTAGATTCCCCAGGTAATATGGCTACACAGCATTTCATGTTTATGAACCATTTTACCCTCGTTATTTTTAAGTGTTTTTTGACGCCCTAAGAATTGAGCATTATGGATAATATCCGTTGTGATAATCTTAGTTTCAGGATTTACATACTGAACTACGATATCAGTGGGAGCGATATCCTGTAATCTTTTACCCGGAGGTAAAGCTCTTTGAATAGCTTGTTCTTCCTCCACATATAAAGAAATAGAAAGCTTTGGCTCATAATTCCCCTCAGTCCATCCTATTGGATATCCACCATAACCATAGGCATTTTCTTTTTTGGTGGCATCACTATAATCTATTTCGTCCGTTCCTACGACATCACGCCCCATAAGGTTTAGGGTTACATCATTCCATCCGGTAAGTTTCCCCAGATAATTTTTTATGCTGTTTACTTTTGCCATTATTTTATAGTTTGTTAGTTAAACTTAAGTCTACAGTGAAAGAATGGACAATGTCATCGGCTACAACAGTGACACCTATTTTCAAAGGATTGTCTTCAGTAGGAGCCTGTTTTGCTGAAATTGAAACTTCACCTCCGCTGATATCGTTGTCAGATTCCATTCTTTCTATACAGCCTTTTGCGCACAGTCTTTCCCAATGAGAAATAGTAGTTGAAGCTATATATCCGGTCTGAGGATCCTTTTTAACCTTACCTTTGATTTGAGGGGCTAAAACCTCTCTAATCAGGCGTGCAGCTTTATTCCACACTCTATTGTTTTCGATATAGGCATAATCACTTTTCTTGGCTGTACAGGTTGCAGATCCGGAGAAATATAATCCTGCAGCTCCGATATATCCACCCACTAAAATGTAACCTTTAGTGACAAGAGACTGAATCTGCGCATTAGTAAGATCACTAATTTTTTGACCGGTTGAAAGGCTAGCCGAAACAAATCTTTTTAATCCGGAATCTGTTAGAGAATAAACAGGAGATCCTTTTTTGTCGTCAGGCTTATTAAGGATATCCACTGAACCAATATTCTCAGATACCTGACGCACACATAGCATTCCTAGAGCGCTGCCTATTGCAGCATGATTTGCATAAGCTGCATCCAAACCGGCTATTCTGTTATCCTGGCCAATGATCACCGAAATATTTTCGGCAGCTTTTGCTCTTAGATCCGGATAAGTATTTATTGTTGCTGCAGCATCAGCTTTACCAGCTTCCAATAACACAAAGTCAATTAAAATACCGTCCTTCTTCAGCTCATTAATAAGTGTAGACTGAAGCTCATCCACTAGTCCTGAAACAGCGGTTAAACCTTCTTTAAAGCCGAAATATCCAATCCCTTTAATTTCAGGATTCTCTTTCACTGCTTTTATTACAGAGCTTGTAGCAGCAGAAATAGTAGAATCGGCAGCTACATTTAACAAATAGACAGTAGCCTCCGGTGCTAGTCTGAAAGCTTCAGAAATATGATAATGAGCCAATACCTTATTATTGGCATCAAAGCTTTCATTTATTCCCAGATCTTCAGCATCTTTTACCTGTATAAGTTTTACAGCAGTTCCTACAGCTATAGTAGAATCTCCCAATGGGAAAGAACCCACCAAAAGAACAACACTATCATTGCTGTCAGCCTGGCGTCCTAAACCGCCATCGATCTTGTTAATTTGAGTCCCTTTTAAATTTCCCATTATTTTGTTGTGTTTCTTTTTCTACTTACTTTTTTTACATCACCTCTGGTTTCAGGTGCTTCCTCTGACACCTCCACTTCCTGAGTATCTGCCTGGGGTGTTTCTTCTTCCTGAGAAAGATCTTCAGGAACTTCAGATCCGGACTCTGATATTTTTTCAATCTGTTCCTGATCTTCTGGATCTAATTCGGAAGTTTCCGGATTTTCAGTAACACTTTCAGGATGCTCCTGTGTTTCAACTCTAGTTGTGGACAGCTCTTCAGTTTGTTTTTCGCCACCTGTATCCTCCAGAGTTGTTCCAGATTCTTCCTCAGGTTCCTTTAAATCATCCAAACCTTCAGGTTCAGGCTGTTTTTCTGATTGCTCCAGATCTTCAATAAAACCTCTTGTATAAGGCTTATATGTTAAACCTGATTCTTCAGCATAGTTCGCTGCTCTGTTTTCTTCCAGGAATATTTGACCATCAGAAGTCACATATACCTCGTTTATTTTAAGGTGTGCTGCAAGAAAATCCTGGACTAAACCAACGACCACTGCAACTGCTAATATTTTTGACATTGTTTTTTTATTTACGTTTGAAAAAGTATCCGATTAAAGCGAGGGCTATAATACCATAGAAGGCCCAACCGCCATATGTTAAAACTCTTTGGAAGAAGCTTGGAGGCTTATCTACATATTGGATTACCGGAACAGGTACCGGAACTGGCTTTTGTTCACTGATAAAAGTTTCTTTCCATTTAGCAAATAATTCCTGTGCCCTGGCTTCGCAGCCGACCTGTAATAAACCATCAGCTAGGCTAACCTTTGGCTTTTCGAGATATTTTCCTGATTTTGATACAGGAATAGCAGGAGAAGCTTTCTCGTTTTTTTCCCGGGCAGAATAAGGACCTTCGTTAATAAAAGGTTTTCCGTCTCTACACTCAACAAAAGCATAATAAAAAGAACTATCGGCTTCTACTTTAAAGATCGTATCCCGAATAGTCTCTTTAATCGTTTTTGTTTCCGTTAGAATCACCGGCTTTTCCGGTTTCCTGCTTACACAGGAAACCAGGGCCAGCAAAACAAATAATAATATGAAGTATTTAAAGAAAGGTTTCATTATTTTAAATCGTCGTATTTTTTTAGAATTAAGGCTACTGCTTCACATGCTTTTATATAGTTAGCATCTAGAGCTTTCATATCATTTATGTTACTGATAAAGCACCACTCATGAAGAACTGAAATACCAGACTTCGTGTGCAAAATTCCTAATCTGCCTCTGGCAGACTGTTTTTCTGATATTACACCTCGGTTACGGATTCCAAGAAGTTCACTCGTAACCTTACAGATTTCGGCTGCCATCTGATATGATAAATCTTTTCTCAAAAAAGAATCTTCACTTACAATACATTCAGTACCTGTGGAATTTGCATTTACGGATGCATTTAAGTGGGCCTCGTATAGTACGGATGCGTCTCCGGGTTTGATCGTTCTGATTACTTCAGCTAAAGTTTGATTGTCATTGTCCGAAATATACTTAATACCAACTTTTGCAAGTGTTTGATTAATGGTATTGCGGAGCCTGATCGTTTCCTTGTTTTCAAATCTGCCGTTATAGACTGCACCTGAATCCTTATTGTGATGTCCTGCAAGAGGAAAGGTTACTTGTAAACTCATATTCTTTTGTTTTATCCTGATATCATTGCTGAACAACCTTCGTCTTTGATTGCTACTGCAATCCACCAAACACGGAAACCAATTGTATTCTCTCTGTTTTCCGGATCATCCTGTGCAGCTCTCGCATAACGGGTTACAGTACCGGGAGCTTTCACACAGTTTTTATCGTAATAAGCAATAGAGCCCTCCACACCAGCGCTTAAAGAACCAAAAGGAAGTTTTTTAAGAGTTGCAGGATCATACTTAGTGGCATAAGTGGTATCGTATGTTTTGAAACCATAGTAGGAATCTGCGATTTTACCACCGTTAGCATCCTGATATCTTTGTTTAAAAGTGATGTCTTCAACAAGTAAATCAGCAACGTGATCAGGACAAAGTACTAATACACGTCCTTTTTTCGGCACGTTTAATTTATCAAGAGATTTTTTCCAGTTGATAAGGTCAATAGCTCTTAATCTTTTTCTACCCGTTCCATCGTCCTCACCGGTTGTTTTAAATACGGGTGTTTCCGCAGCATTATCCGGAGAAATAGAATAAAGAGCATGTTCCGCCGTTTTATCCTCCAATTCCTCTCTGTGCTGTTGTTGAACATCACCTACCTTGTCGTAAGGCAATGCGTAAAGCTCGTCATCTGATACCGTTGTATTTTCAGTATCATATTTGTTAAGTGATAATGTAATATGTCCATCCTCACGGTTGTTTTTCGCAATTGGATAGATTTTATTATTAATTAACACTTTAGGAGCCAGACCTCTTTTAGGAATTTTAATAACATCGTTATTAACCCATTGAGGTTTTGGCGTTAATGTTTCGATCCATGTATTCTCATGGCGAAAATTCTTAATTAATTCAGCTTCCGCTAATTGATTCTTTAGAGGAAGTGTACTGGTTTCTCTTCTCATTTATGTAGTTTTTCTGCGATTGTTAAAAATTGCCATTGCTCCTTTCTGATCTTTAGCCAGAAGTTCTTCGTATGCTGTAGGATCGTTCTCCAGGTAATCTTCATACGTCCAATTCTTTCTGTCCTCCGGGATTTTGCCACCTGGAGCAGTAGAAGGAGTATTGATATCTTTGCTTACAGCTTCGATCTTTGGTAAAGATTTAATTACTGCCTCAGTTGAATCATAGTCAGCTGTAGCCAATTTTTCATAAGATTCCTTCTGATCAGCAGTAATTTTTTTATCTGTGATAGCAGCTGAAACCAAATCTTCTACTTTCTTTTTCTGTGCAGCTTCGAGCTTTGTTTTTAACTCATCAGATGCTCCGGCTTTCGTTCTATTTGCCTGAATAGCTGAAAAAATCTGCTCATCAGTAGCATCCGCTGCCAACCCTGTAGCAGCAATAATTCTGTTTCTGTCCATTATTTTAGGTTTTGATTCTTGTGTTGGTTTATTGGGAATATTAGGCGCTCCACACGCAGAGAGCGTATTAATAGCCTCATCGTCCCAGGGGATTTCCTCTACTATAATACCCTGAATAAGTCCAAGCTGTAAAGCTTCTTCAGCACTCATCCAGTAATCATTCTGCCATAACTCTTCAATCTCCGCCTCAGTTTTCTTAAAGGATTTAGCATAAGCTTTACGGTAGATCTCCTGAGTATTTTCCAAAAGCTTTATATCAGCTTTTATCTGATCAACATTTCCGTAGGTTCCCATACTTGGCTTATGGATCATGAATTGTGATTCCGGATATGCTTCTGCCGGAAACTCTGTGAGGAAATGTGTTGCAGCACTGGCAGCAACAGCACCAACTGTAATACTAACAGAATCCAGTTTTTTAAGTGCCAGGATCATGTCTTGAGTATCAAGAGTAGATCCTCCTCCGGAAGAAATAAATAGAGTAGCCTTTTTTATGCCCCCGGCCAATGCTGCTTCCACAATACTTTGCATACTCGTAGCATCAGTACCGCTATTACCTATGCGGTCTGTGATCTTAATATTAACGATCTGAGTTTTCAGATTATTAAATGCTTCGATTTTAAAATTCTTGCGTTTCATTGAGGCAAAGTTGCGCTGTAAGCTTTGCCTGTGAAATTTGGCATACCAAATCAGACAAAAATTCCTACTAAATCAGTACGTTTTTTTGTCTGATTTAGAACGCTGTTTTTCAGTCCTAGTGCCTAACAATCAACTTTGCAACATGGCAAAGGAAAACACGCAAAAATTAGCAAAGGAGTCTTACATCAATCACAACAAAACTCCGGAAGAGCTGGCACATAAGTACGATGTCAGCCTTAGAACTATTCAACGCTGGATTAAAGAAGGCAATTGGAAACAGCAAAGAGATGCTAAAGCCAACGGCCCTATGCAAAGGATTGAACGAACGCAGCTCGTTGTAGACAGCATGGTGGAAGAAAGGATAAGTATCCTGAAACAAACCAAGGAAAAACAGGAGCTATTAAATGAGCTGGATTTCAATTTTGATGAGGATGCTCAGGCAAAAAAGGAAATTCTAAATGAAGAAATAGGCTTTCTCAGGAAAAGAGCTGCCGGCATAGATGATGGTATTGCAAAATGGAACAAGAGAATTGAAAACCTTAACAACGAAGGAAAGATTACGCTATCCATTTATATGGAAATAATGGAGCGAATTTTTGAAGCATTACGGCATTCCAATGAACCGCTTTACATGGAAACTCTGGACTTTCAGGAAAACCACTTAGAGGATGTTGCTGCAAAGCTTGTTTAAAAAGCCTTTAAACTTTCAAATAAGACACTTTCACAGATTTTATATACATAGATGAAGATAAAAGATAAAATAGCCTTAGAACGCTATAAACAGAAATTAGAGTTTGCCAGGTCAGCAGGTTCTCATTTTGCCTTTGAAACAAAGGAGCAAAGAAGGGCTGCTATTGAAGAATGTAAAAAGGATCCGAGAAAGATGGTAGAGCGGTATTTTCCACATTATGCAGATGCTCCTTGTGCAGATTTTCAAATTGAGTGGGCCCGCAAAGTTGAAAAGAACCCAAATTTCAAAGGATTCTGTCAATGGGGGCGAGCTTTAGCAAAGTCGGTGTGGAATGATATATTTATACCATTCTGGCTTTGGCTTAGAGGAGAGCCTATTTACCTTGTAATTATAGGCAATAGTGAAGACCGGGCTAAACAGCTTCTTGAAGACATCAGAGCAGAGTTTGAAGCAAACCCCAGAATACTGGCAGATTTTGGAGAGCAAAAACAGATAGGTACCTGGGAAGAAGGTTTTTTTATTACTAAAGGCGGATTTATTGGCCAGGCTTTAGGCATGGGGCAAAACGTGAGAGGTCTTAGGATTAAAAACAAAAGACCTACCCATATTGTTGGAGACGACTTAGAAGATAAGGATATTAACAAAAATCCTAAAAGACAAAAAGCAGTAGCTGATTGGGTTGATAGGGATTTGATTCCGACAATGGACGGGAAATACAAAAGATTTATCCAGGCTAACAATCGCTTTGCTCCTGTGATGATCCAAACAATGCTTCAGGAAGCTCACCCTAAATGGCTTGTACACCAGGTTAATGCCTTTGATCCGGTTACATATGAACCTACATGGAAAGGAAAGTATGATAATAACTATTTCTATGACTTAGTAAATGGTGACGATGGTATTGGATCATTGGCTGCCAATGCAGAATACAACAACACCCCGCACGTAGAGGGTACTATTTTTAAAGACGAACAATTTCAGTGGGTTGATCTTCCCAGAATAGATCATTTTGAAATTATTATAGGGCGCTGGGATGTTGCTTATGCCGGAAACTCTACGAGTGATTATAATGCTATTCCGGTTCAGGGATTAAAAGGTCGTGATTTTTATTTAATAGACGGATTCTGCAAGCAATGTAAAATGCGTGATGCTGTACTATGGATGTGTGAATTCCAAAAAAGTCTACCAGCATCAGTACAAATATTCTGGTATTATGAAGCACAATTCTGGAATGATGAGCTGCAAAGAGTTCTGGACGAAGTGCAGAAAGAAACAGGCGTATACCTGGGTATTGTCAAAAAAGATTCTTCCAAAGTACATAAGTATTTAAGAATGCTTGGGCTACAACCTTATTTTCAAAATAGCAGAATATATTTTAATAAGAAAATAAAAGCAAAAAACGATATCCAGATAGGCTTAGCTCAATTAAAAGGAATAGAACCCGGATACAAAACACACGATGACTGGCCCGATGCAATGAAAGAAGGAATTTCAGATCTTGAATTATACGTAGGGGCAGGAGGCAAAACCGCTTCCTACAGGACCGGTAAGATGAGAGGTGTTAACAGATGGTAGGCGTAGCACGAGAGGCAATAATTTTAATTAATATAAAAAGCTCATACTTATGAATTATTTAACAGAAGAATATTTATACACACATGCTTTTGAGCGTGCTGTAACTGAATCAACTGCAGACTTTGGTAAAACACTGGAAAATCTGGAAACTGAAACCATTGATCTGGTTAGATCATATCTCTCCAGGTATTATGATATCGCTAAAATATTTGATCCGGTGAATCCTGTAAGAAATGGAGTTTTAACTAAAGTAATGACCAAAATAATACTCTATGAAGCTGTAAGAAGAAATGCATACCGTAAAGTTTCTACGGATTACGCAGAGGATTACAAGTGGGCCATAGAAACACTGGAGAAACTCAACAACGGGAAAATGACACTGGAGGATCTTCCAAAAAAAGAAATAGATCCCACAAATCCGGATAACAAATTCCTTTGGGGAAATCTGTCTAACAAAAACTTCTATATATAATGTTTAATAAAATATACAAAGCAGCTGAAGGCTATTTTTTAAAAAGAGCCGATGAATCTGCCCTGCGTGTAATGTCAGAAATAAAGAATAGACGCAGCGGACAGTCTATATCCGGGATGATTACCTACCAGGCAGAGAATATGCAGGCTAAATCTTTAGAAGAATGGAAAATGGCTATTTTAATGGCCACGAACCCGGATAACCCTAACTTTCTTTTTCTATATCAACTATATGAGAATCTGAAGCTGGATAATCATTTGATATCTGTGATTGAGTCCAGAATTCTGCACAGCCAGCGTTCAAATTTTAAAATCGTTGATGAGAAAGGAAATGAAAACGAAGAACTATCCTGGCTACTGGAAAGAACCTGGTTTGAAGACTTTATTCACCTATCTTTAAAATCTAAGTTTGAAGGCCGGAAGCTATTGGAGATTTTCGAGACCACAGATACCGGAGAACTAGCTACAATTACTGAAATTCCGATGCCTAATTTTAGCCCGAAATTAGGGATTATCACAAAGAATAATGGTGAAACAAACGGTTGGGATTATAGAGAGGGAATTTATGCCAATTATTACTTGCAGGTAGGAAAAGACAAAGATCTGGGGGTACTTTCACAAATGGCCCCCGTTATCCTAGCTAAAAAACTAGCTATGGGAGCCTGGTTAGATTTCATTGAGAAATATGGAATCCCTCCTTTATTCATTACTACCGAGAGAGATGATGATAAGAGATCTAACGAGCTGTATGATATGGCTGTAAACTTCAAAGCATCAAACTTTATGATAGGCCGAGGAAATGATAAGTTTGAGGTTCCAAGCCTTACAACAAATAATTCTCAAAGTGTATATGATGCTCTTATAGCGAGGGCTAACTCTGAAATGTCCAAAAGGATTCTGGGTGGTACAGCTCTAACCGATGAGAAAAGTTATGTAGGATCAGCAGAAATTCAATATCAATTGGCCAGGGACCGTTTTGAAAGTGATAAATTATTTTTATCTAATTTGATCAATAGACAGCTATTTCCAAGACTTGTAAAGCTTTCACCGGTTTATGCTCCGTTTGAAAAGCACTATTTCGAGTGGGATAACGCAGAGGTTTTCGATAGTGCAAAGCTTGCAGATCTGGTCACTAAGTTTGGACAGCAATTTTACATAGATCCGGAATACATTGAAAAGAAAACAGGCATTCCAATCTTAGGCGTAAGAGAAAGTACTGTAAACACTCCGATAAATCCAACCATAACACCTACTCAAAATGCCCAGTCCACGTCTAAAGATAAATAACTTCCTCAAACAAAGGGATATATTCCGAGCTGTAGAAAGTGCCTATACAGGTTGTTGCTTTCATCCGGAGGCTGGAATTGATTTAGGTTCCTGGGATAAGCTAATAGAGGAATTAGCAAAGAAAATGCATGATGGTGACTTAGAACCAAGCCAATTATCCAAAGAATACATTTCTAAAACCTATGAAAAAACCAATGAAGCTTCCGCTTTGGGATATGGAAAAAAATGGGATAAATTTCCCTTGCCGGGAGAAGATAGAATCGTAATTGAACTAAAGAAGAATCTTTATCAGTTTAGCTGTGCAAAGTCATTAGCACAGTTAGAAGATATGAATAGGATGCTTTATGACAAATCAGGAAAACTTTCGTCCTGGGGGCAATTTAAAGAAAATGCTCAGGCATCCGGAATGAAGTTTAATCAGAATTATCTTCAGGCAGAATACCAAACAGCCAGACAAGCTGCCAGCTCTGCAAGAAAATGGCAGGACTATCAGGAGGCAAAGGATTTATTCCCAAACTTGGAATATCGGACCGTTGGAGATAGCAGAGTACGCCCTGAGCATGAAATATTAAATGGTATCATTAAACCTATAGATGATCCGTTCTGGCGTACTTATTACCCGCCTAACGCATGGCGCTGTCGGTGTTATGTTGTTCAAACTGCTGCAACCGTAACCAAAGGGAAGTATGAAGATAATTCTGTAACTCCTGAATTTAAAGGAAATGTCGCTTTAGATGAGGAAATATTCAGTAGAAAAGGGAATTTTTTTAAACTCATGGCTCTGGACAGTAATGCTGAAAGAAATGCTGAATTTATGAAGCTTAATGCTCCGACAGAAACAGCTCATGAAACAGGATCCGGAAAGAAAGTTAATGTCAGCATATTTGCACATCTGGACGATAAAATGAAAAATGTTGAGACAGCAACTGTCATAGCTGAAAAGCTTAATAAAAATATTCTGGTGCGAGCTCACCTTAATGTATCCGGGCATAAGAATCCTGAATATGAAATTGACGGAATGCTGGCAGATAGGAAAGAACAAACAGGAACTGCAGTAGAAAATAATATCAGAAAAGCCAAAAGACAAGGGTGTGAAGTGATCATTTTTGACGTAACTTCAGATTATCCGAACTCTTTAAATAGGTTTAAAAACGATATTAAAGGCACTTTAAAGGCGCATTACCCTAATGTATTTAAGAAAATAATCATTGTTAATGGTAGTGAAGTAGAAGAAATTCTGGTGAAAGATTTACTAAAATAAAAAAGCACCTTAACCAAGGTGCCAGTGGAGGGTACTTGTGTTACCACTCATACCGATACAAATATATAAAAAATATTCTGAATGTCAGACAATTTTGAAACTCCGGACTTTGGTAAGATCGTAAAAGAGACTCAGAGGGATATCAGAATTTTTGCAAAAGTATTTGCACTAAACTGGTTTATTGATTCTTTTAAAAATGAGGGCTTTACTGATCAGACCTTTGAAAAATGGGACGATAGAGTACAACCTGATTACAGACCTGGAGGTAAAATTTTAACTTCTTCAGGTTTTTTAAGAGATAGCCTGGAAGCAGTTGAAGCCTCAAAAGATGAGATAGATTATGGCTCTAATGCCCCTTACGCAGAGCTGCATAACGAAGGCGGAACCATTACAATTCCAATAACAGCAAAGAGCAGGAAGTTCTTCTGGTATATGTATAAAAAAACTACTGAAGAAAAATGGAAGTGGATGGCTCTTACTAAAAAGACTGAAATAAAAGTAAAAATGTCTCAGCGTAAATTCGTGGGAGAATCTGAACTTTTAATGAAGGAACTTGCAGAAAATTACTTTAGAATAATAGAAAACAAATTTAAAAAACATTTAAAAAATGGATAATTGGCCGAACCTATATAGAGAGCTGTCACTGGCTATTAATCAAAAAATGCCGGAAGTATTATGGATAGACCTTTGGCATAATCAGGTAAATTTTCTTCAGGAGGAACATCCTTTCAGAACACCTGCAGTATTTTTAGGTTTCAGAACACTAGGAACCAATGACCTGGGAACCCGCCAACAGGAAGTAAATTTACAGGTAGATTTCTATTTGTTTTACGAAACCTTTGCAGACACTTATTCCGGAGCTTTCAACCAGGATAGCGCTTTAGGCTTTCTGGATCTAATGGAAAAAATACATGGGACATTTCATGGAACCTCCGGAGAAAACTATGCTTCCATGCGCAGAGTAAGCTTTAATCCTGAAGATACCGGAGGTGCCGGGAATCTATACAGAATAACATTTACATGCATTCTTCAGGACGTTTCTGCAGTTAAATATATGGAAGAAGTAGATGCTCCGAATTATGAGCTTATTAAAAACATTGAGGAAGACTCTTTTATTATACCCGGTTAAATATAATATTCTCAATCGTAGCCTCTGATCTATAGAATTTATGCGCTAGCCTAGCAATGATCCATGCATCAGAATGCTTTTGCTTTCCATATTCTTGTATTTTGGAAAGCCTTGAATATTCTTTGCGCACATCAGTATACAAACGGGAAGTTTCAGGGCGTTTTGTTTTCAGCATAACACAAAACTATAAAACAAAAAAACACCAAGCAAATTGGTGTTTTTTTCTATTTTTTAGCTTTCTCTTCCTCCTTCAACTTGCAGAACCGTTCTGAAGCTCCCCATATTTGACCGTAAGTTCTATTTTTTAGATTATATCCATCAGCTGTGGCATGACCAATAAAATAGCCAACACACTCGGCTTCTTTTTCAGTTACCTCAATTAAATTGCCCTTAAATGCTTTTTCAGTATCTTTCATAAATAACTCTTTACTTACAAATTTCTTATTATTATAAGCATTCCAAGCTTTATTTTGAGCTTTCGTAAACTGACCAAATGAAAATATCGAAGTCAGAGCAAGCAGTAATATCAGCATTTTACAGAGTATTTCTTTTGGAATAATTGTAACACTCGCTGCTCTTGCGGCTTCACTCATTTTTTTTAACCTTTCAGAAACAGCCTTTAAATCCTGCGCTATATAATTTCGATTATTGCTTCTTTTTTTCATAATTTTTAAAAAAATTAATTGCTTCTTTTTGAAATTCCTGAATAAAGATTGGCTTTGCATTGTAATTTTGTAAATCAATTTTAGATTCAATTTGTCTTTTGGAATCTAATTTAGGTAAAACATTTACATAGTCTGGATGTAGAATATGATTGACAGTAATGGGTATATTTAACCAGTGTCCATTAATTGCAAAAATAACCTTTTTATATTCCTTAATTTCCTTTTTATAGTTTTCGTAGGCTCTTTCCCCTAAAACACACATTTCAATTGCATATCCTTGTTTTTTTAGAGAACTAGCTCGCATTAAAATTGACTCAATAACCATACTGCTAATTTAATTATTTGTGAGATATCCAAACCACAAAATGTCTGCTAAATTAATAATACCATCTTTTTTGAGGTTAAAATAAATAGTATTGCCTTCTCTCTTATATTTCCAATTTCTTAGAATAGCAGCTCCCATATGGCCATTCTTTAAGTGTGTAACGATATCATTAATGATTGATTCTGACTGACTGATTTTAAATTCTTTCATAATACTGTATAATTTTAAAACAAATGTATTTTGATAGGAAATTATTTCCTTACGGATAACCGTAATTATTGTAATTTTTGGTGTAAATCACCAGTAATTATCCTCCAAACATTCTCTTCGTAACTATTCGATGTAAATTCAAAAAGGATATAAAACTCTGTCAGAAACCACCATAAAGCATACGCTTTATAATAAGGCAGCTTCAATTTAAATGGTTTAGAAGACAATCGTTTGTCTACTGCTTTTTTTAATAATGTTTCTCTCAACTCCCAGCAGATAACAAACGAGCTTTTTTGTTGCCTAACCTGATTAGCAAAATTGAGAGTATCTAAAATAGCCATCATGTTATTAATGGCTATTAACTGTGAATTATCGATAACTATAGTGACTTTCATTAGTTCTTAGATGGAAATGGTAATTTGTTTCTATGATACCACTCCCATGTTCCTGGTATTTTTGAAGCCTGATCATATTTAGACTTCATACTCTTGAATTGTTTAATTAAAGCTTCAAATTCTTCTAATTTATAAGCGGGAAGAGGCTTTTTTAGTACACTCCTTTTTGTCATGAAATTATTAAAGGGCCTCCAATCCTGTGGATCATGTATACCCAAGTATTGAGCTTCTTTTAAAATAATAGCTCTATAGTCTCTATAAACTACACTATTGGCAAGTTTTTCAAAAGGATCTGAAGGAGTAGATTTTGGAAATAATTGATAATATAAACTTTCAACCTCACTCGTGGTCATTTCTTCCAGATCTGTGGTTCTGCGAGTATGCAACCATACTGACTGGCCTATGGCAAATTTGCCAAACTTCCGGATCATGTCGTCTTTCATCTGTTGTACATTCGTTTTCATATTCTGTAAGTGTTTTTTCGTATTCTTCAATAACTTGTTCTCTGAACATTTCTACCAGTTCCAAAAGCTGCTGAAGGGAAGGCTTTAAACCTTCAGCAGCATTTAAATGGTCTTTAAACGCTATTTTTAGCAGCTCTAAAAACTGGATATTGTTCATTTTTCATAATTTTTAAAACAACCAGGGCAATAATCCTGTTTCTTTAGATCAAACACCCATCCACAATGTGGGCAGGTTCTCCAGATCTCGTGATTAAAAAGAACTGTCAACATCAAAGTTTTCATAGTCTATAAATTGAGCAGTTCCCGAATTCAAATAGAAGTATGTAAGTATTTGTAAATCATTTTTTGCAGGTCCAATATTCAGACTTTCAGAGAATCCAGAAAGGATTTCTGGTAAACCAATGCTATTTAATTTAAAAAAACCTGCAGAGTGAACTTCTGTTTTATCATGCCAGTTAACTGTAACTTGCGAATGTGTTATGTGATCTGGAAAGGTTACAGGTAAATACAATCCTGATTTTTTAAAAATGACATATTTCATTTTGTAATTTTTTTGTTCCCAGGAGCGGAATCGAACCGCTCCAAAAAACCGTTTGGGATGGGTTACTTTGTAATTTCACCGACTTGCTTACTTTCCTCCTCAGTAAAGAAATTACTTCGTATATATTCATTTGTTGCGATTGATAGTCCTAAAAAAGCCTCCTCGCTTACTGTGAAAGAAGTTTCTAATATTTTACCTCTTTTCAGTTTTTCGCTCTTATAATGCTGCTCTGTTGGCTCTCCGGGTTCTAAAAGTCTTTTAAATCTGATTTCGTAGTAATCAAAATGTTCATTGTAACCTACTATTACCCTTTTATTAACCATTTTAACTTCTACAGCATTTGAAAATTTTCTTATTTTCATTTTATCCTATTCTTAAAGTTTCTTTTTCTACCTGAGCGTAATATTGACCACCCTGGATCTGCTGCAAATTTTTGTAATGATCCAGCTCTGTTTTAGACATTTCACCGAACTGACGGTTTCGAATCTGTTCAGGATGATAAATTCTACTCTTTATAATGTATTGAGAGAAAAATATGTCTTGCAGATCTGCACGAAGCTTGTTCTTTGTCTTGTTGGTTCTTTTTCTCTTTAAGCTCTCTGCAGAAAACTTTTTCCACTCCTGGTTCATGTGCCTTTTAAAATACTCATAGGAACATGAAATTGTGATATAATCCAGGTAATCCAGTCTTACAGACAACTCCTTTTTATTTCCTGTATGTAGATAAACTTGAAGTTCAATATCCTTGAAAAAGTAGTTTAATAACTGGCTAAATAGACTCTTATCTAATTCTGTAGCATACTTAAAGTGATACTGCTTTTTTGTTATTTCATCTACCTGGGCAGGATTAATATTATATTTCTTCAGGAGTTTATCCAGTTGGACCTTTGCAGCTTGTTTTTCACCATCAATACCACCATTAACAAGCGCCTGGACTTTAGCAATACGTTCTCTGATTTTATCGTCTATACTTGTCATTATATAATTTCTTAATGTTTTTGTATATAATTTTTACAGAAAATTGTATTACTTATTATACAGTAAAGGCCAATAATTTATGCCTGACAGTTCTGTAGCAGCACCTATAGAAAAAAGCATTGCTTCTTCTGTTCCGAAAGCTCTTCGAACAGTATCTGCTAAGGTTGCCTTTTGGATAAATGTTGCAAGGTATTTTCCTGCCATAGCTTCTCTAATGTTTACACCTTCACTTTCATCTAGGGTGATATACCAATTCTTTGGAACTTCTTCATCTTGGAAGAAGTTTATTTTCAACCCCTTCTTATAACCTATTTTCTCACGCATAGCTGGAGAAATAGAGAATTTTCCACTTTTAGACACAGTAAGAACCGGTCTTCCATTGCTTCTGTCATGTGAGCTGACTTCAATTTTTCTTAGTTTCATACTATAATTATTTAAAAAAATTTTGTTCCCGGAGTGGACTCGAACCACTCTGTATGCCTTTCGGGAAAATCACTAAATTGCAGCTGCCTAACTTTAATTTTAGTGATATGAGTATTCAAAATGCCATGAATCAATTAATGGAGCTTAAAAATGATACTATAAGACCTATTCAATCTGATTTTATTAAACATCTTGTTTCAGTGTCTGTACTATTGATTCCGTTAACTTCTTTTCTTCCTCATGATCATTTACACGATAAAGGATTATTTCATTGGTTGCTGATTTCTTTACTAACGTGTATCCTATCGGGATCAATAAGTCTCTACATTGTTTTAATTCAGCATCGGAAAATGGCTGAGGATTTGAGGTTGGAAATACTACGAATGATTGATGAGGAAGACTCACAAAAGGGCGTAGTCTCAAAATATAATTACGTAATGAAACTATCTGAAATCCTATGTGTTTTATCTTTCTTGGCATCTGTTATTCTTATTGTTATAATTGCTTGGTGACTTATTAGCTCTTATTTCCTGTAGTGAGAATCCATATAACTGCACCCAGAACCAGGAGCGCTACCACATATTCCACGGCTTCTTATTTTTAAAATGGTCTATTCCCATCATAGCCAGTGTGGTTATACAGCAAGTAAATGCTACTATTGCAAGTGCTGCCAGTACATAAGCTGCAAACGGATTATTCGCTAACATTTTCTTCAGTATTTTCGATTGGAAATAAATCTTCGATAATAGTTCCTTCAGGGAAGTCAACAGAAGAGATAGAAAGAGGATAATACTCCTTTTTTCCTTGTGGATTAGTAGACCAGGCTTCAACAAAGAAAGCTGATCTTACAGGTCTATATGCTTTTTTAATGATGTTTACGCCATCTGTGAAGCGTTCAATCGCCAATTCGTCAGCTAACTGTTGCAATTCCAGAACACGACTGCTTTTAAGGTTTCCTTTTGCATCTTTCTTCAACAGCTTGTTGATTACTGTTACTAGTTTTGCGCTCTTTTCATCAGTAGCAAAGCTTTCAATCACTTTGTTAATAATATCAATGCCGGCATTTACAGTGTCGTCCCAGCCATCTATAATGCGATAACCATAAGTAATTCCAAAACCTTTATCATCACTAAAAGTATGGCTTTGCTGACCTTGTTTGATTTCATAAACCTCTGCTTTTTGATCCAGAAGAAACCGAAGACTGTTAAAAATGTCAAACTTTCCCTGTGAAAGCGTTTCGGATAAAGTCTTAGCTACCTGCACGATCTGGGGAACCGCTTCATTTACGATTTCTTTATAGGCTTTTCGGTCTTCTTCTTTTTGCTGTTCTTTAGCCTGAATGCTAGCTTTTAATTCATCTGCAGGAATATTTTTTAATAATTCTGCTCTTTGCTCTGCTGTAAGAGTGCTAAAATTTATTGTTGTCATTGTCGTATTTTTTTGTTTCGTTATTCCAATATTCTTGTATTTCAGTTTGATATTTCTTAAATAATTGATCTATAGGAGTGGTAATGTCTGTACATGATATAAAAACTATATACATTGAGGACATTCCTGCTACAAATGCTTTCTTAGTCTCATTTTTCTGTATTTCTGGCATTTCATCTTCTTTTAATTGTACTTTTTCTAAGTAGTGCTGCCAATGATTTTCAATTAAGCTCATATGGTTTTTAAATATTTGTTACTCTAAGTTCTGTTGGGGCTTCATATTTGAACTTGTAGATAAGTTCCTTTAAACACGGATAAGGCTCTAAATCGAACATTACCGGTAATTCTATAACTCTTAGGCGAACATGGAGTCTTACTTCTTCCAGTTCAAGGCTCTTGACTTTCCTATGTAGTTTATATCGCCTGTTATTCTGTGTCTTGTTGTACCTGGTACATTTCCGGCGGATCTTTTTCTCTTTTGGAGGCGGATCTACCGGAACTACCTCCGGAAATAAATTTGAAAGTGTCATGATATTCTGGATATAAAGTGATCAAAGTATTTTCTATAACTATTCGCATATCGTTCTTCTGAAACTTCTACTCCTTCTATATTTGCAGTGAAGTAAACCCTCTCGTATTCATCATATTTTACACGGTTAAAACAAGGAACTTCCCACTCCATATGATTAAGTACATCCGTCATTTTCTGAAATCTTGCAACTACACTAGGAGAATGCTCCTTGTACATATCTAATTCTGGATTGGATTGATGTAACTGGATTCGTTCTAAAAGATTAAGAAAACCATAGCAGCTATCCAATCTTAAAATGTTTACTATTTCGGATATTGTCATTGATATAAAGAGTTTAAAAGTTGTACTGTAATAGGTTCTGTGCTTTTTTCACTTTCTGTAATGGCAGCAGTAATAATTGTTTTCAGGTCTTCATAATTCCTAATTCTTGCAGACAACCACTTGGCACTTGGGGTATTTAAGCCTAATTCTGTAGCTATTTTTACCACATCATCTGAAATATCCTGTTCACACTTAATTCTTTTACTGAATCTGCGAGCAGTTTGTCGAAAGTTTTGTTTATGTTTGTCTGAAGCCCGTTGCAGAATTTCGTTGATATCCATTCCGCAAAGGATAAAAGGTACTTTGTTTTCCAGTCTATCTGCAATAGATTTTATTATATTGATATAACCAGACTTATTCTTAATATGCTCAGCTTCATCAATAATAAGAAGGGCATCATCTAATTTTAATAATTTATTGCAAACTCTTTTTGTAATAGATCCGGCTGTTCCGTATGTTTCTTCTCCAACAGCTTCAGCTATGTTTATGGCAAATTCTTTTGAATTTTCATCTGCATAGCACTTAACAATGAATGTGTTTTGCGGAAATCTCTTCTGATACAGCTCACAAGTGTAAGATTTACCTGCACCGGTATCTGCGTCAATAGTTCCTCTTCCTTTTTCGGCTCTTATTGATTTAATCTGGTTAATGATCTCAATGAAATTTTGAGTGTTGAAATGTCTCCATGTTTCACGGGAAAGCTTAAGACCAATGAACCCAGCCAAAGAGAGATAATATTTATCCTTAATAGGAGTTTCTCCAATTTTTGTTTCTCTATTGATAATTTTGGAAACAAAAGCTTCTCCAACTTTGGAAGCTCTGGCAACTTGTGCCTGACTTGTTTGCTTTTCTTGAATGTAATTAATTAAAGCATCCGGAATAAGCGTTCTTTTTTGGATTTCGTTTAATTGCATCATATTATTTTTTTAGTTATTCAAAGTCTTTCCACTCATTTTCGTCAAAATCACGATTGTTACGTTCCTTTTTGAGAATTTTTGCAGAATGTATTTCATTCATACTACCATTAAAGCTTTCTTTGTTTCCACCAGCTTGTATTGCATGACGATATGGTAAAGAATCCTGTATTTCAGACAGCATTTGCTCAAATTCATCAGCAGTTTTTTCCTGCTTTGTCTTCCTCTCCATATGATGTGATAATGCAGCTTTGTTTTCATCATCACTTTCGATATAAGAATTACTAGCAAGTGCTGCGGGAAGGCAGGTCATTATAAATTTGCCGTCAACCGTATAAAGATCTGCTGCATCCAGGTCCCAGATTACTTTAATTTTTCCGGTCTTTTTATATCCTATAGATTTGGAGATCATTTCAGCTCCAGTATCGAAGTAATCAGGTATTTCAAAGAGATAACTTTCTCTTATTTCGTAGCCTTCTGTTTTAGAAACTTTTACAAATCCTCGCATATAAGCAGTGTCTACTTCAGTATGATTTCCATAGATTCTTCGTAGGATTCTCTCATCCATTGGTTCTGCATTCGGATTTCTGTATGTAAATCGCTGATCTGGCGTTATACCATCTCGTAATGGTCTATTATTCCAATTTTCTACAAGCTGAGAGAACTGTATTACAGCATCTTCATATGTAGGAAGGCTTTCAACACTGAAATAATCAGGATTTGATTGACCTTCAATTCCAGAATCCCAGCTAGAGGATGTGAAATTTAATTGGCTTCTGAGTGTCTTTTTAAATAATCTAAATTCTGTTTCAGCCGGATTTGCCTGAGAGTTCCCCACTTCAATGGTTCTAACCTTGTTAAAAACCATATTTAAGAAATCTTTGCTCTCACCGGATGTAAACGCACTGTGATTATCACTTATAAACTCAAACATTGTCATTCGGTTACTGTTATCAATAGCCATTTTAGTAGCTGCTTCTAACATGTCAAATGATTCCTTGTGCTGTCCTTTAGGTGCAGGAGCCCAGCCTACTATTTTACGACTGGCTATATCCGATATAAGGATAACATAAAGCTTCATTGTGCTCTGCACACCTTTTGCATTCTTATATTTGTAGTTAATTGTTCCGGATCCGTCACCTGCAAATAGGGAGTGAGAAAACTGCAGCCTTTTAGAAGGGACGTAGGTTAGGAAATGCTTTTTGTAATAATCTTTTCCATGTCTGGCTTTTGCTGTTTTCAATTGATTGTGAAACATTGATAAATGATGGCAAAATGTTCTATATGCTATCGGTTCAAAACCGAATTCCTGAATACCTGAGGTGTAATATTCTGTATAAAGCTGTCGAATGGCTTCTTTTGTTGTTCCACCCGGGTTCATATACGCATTATACATAAGAGCTTCGTGTGCGTCAAACGTGAATATTTCGCCTGTTTCTTCATCAAAAAGAGGGTATTTACCTACTTTTCTGGCATTATCATTCTCAAATTTATCTGAAACAAGCGCTTCGCGCTGCTCTTGTAAGGTTTCGGGAAATTCTAATACTTTACGTCTTAAGTATGCAGGATTAGAAACTTTTAACCCTGTGAGCTGTAGCTCTGAAAGTATTTCAGTACAGAAATTGATAAAATCACCTTTTTTCTGTATTCCAAGCTCTTTAAATGATCCTGAATTATAATAATCCCGAATAAATGAACACCATGCACGTGCCTGCGATAACTCTTTTGCTTGTTTTGGATTGAAAACCACTGCAGAATCATACATAAAGTGCTGTGCATCGGAATTATCTATCTTCGATTTTACTTTTGCTATGATCGAAGCTTTGATATTTTCCTTTAAATTGACTTTATAAGAGCCTAAAATTTGATTTAAACGTGCTTTTAAATCTGCTTCAGTTCCTAATTTAGACCTAAAATTTTGAGGATTCCTGTCAGGAATATTGTCGTAACAGTAGTAAAAACCATTCTGAACTTTCGCCCAGCGCCATGATTTGCCACTATCGGGCATAAATTCTTTAGCCTTTGCTAAATCACAATCACGGACAGATTTTTTGTACGCAGGACGAATTCTATTTTTTAAATATTTCTCTGAAACTCCACAAGCCTCAATAATCAAACGTTGAGAAAGCCAGAGACTTTCCTTTCCGTTTTTTCTAATGATTATATCTGTAGGTTGTAGATTCATTTTTTATTATTGCTTTTTAAGCTTTGTAGCGAGAGGAGGAATCGAACCTCGTGCACAACTTGGAAATGACCCAAGTAGCCAAACCATTGACTTGCTCTCGCGGTTTGCTACACTCTCGCAGTAGCCTCGCCCGTGTCTTATTTAAACCTCCAACAATCATCTCCATCCCCACAAAACAAGAGGTTTACTCAAGAAGACTGTGTCTGACCCAAGCATCGGGATGTGCTCAAGGGGATGTTATCGTTTTGTGGTTTGTATCTTGATTTAGTGAAGAAATCAATCTTCAATTTTGAATTTTTGAAGATGTTTAGCCTCAACAACATCATTAAAGCTATTTACTATAAACTCGAGATTTTCCTCGAAAATAATAGTGGAAGGAATCTTTATAAAGCGCTCCCATTTACCCTTGATCATTGCAAAACGATTGCAGTCTAAGTACATAAAATCAGTCTGACGTTGGTGGAATTGTTCCATTGCTTTATAAGTATTGAAAACCTTAGTCTTTAAATCAGAACCACCTTCGTAATACTCCAATTTAAATGAAGTAGCGCTTTCAATATTTAGTCTTCTCTTGAGCTTCTTCATGATAAGTATTATCTTAAGATCCCTAAATATTCTGACAGCTCATCCACAGGCTCCGATTCATGAACCGTCACAATATTGGTGAAAATCTGAAATCTTAAAATGTGCATGGTCCAGTATTCTTTTTTTATACCATTGTCCATGAATGAAATTACATGTACCTGGATAATTCTTTTTAAAATTCTTCTAACAAGCTTTTTCATATCTTAATTATTTTGAGTTAATTGTTTAAGTTCATTAAGAATCATTAGTCCTTTGCCTCTTATTGGAGTACGCTCTCCTCGAGCTATTTTACTGACATAAATTTCCGAGGTATTAAATTTCTCGGCTACGATCTGATATGGCGTTTTACGCCTTTCTCTTATTTTCTCCGCTAGTGTCTTCATATTTTAATACCTTTGTATTTATTAAACAGTACAAATATAGTTAAAATTTCAACTTACAAAAATATTTATGGGCAATATTTCAACCATAAAAGGAAGGATTTTACAATTCATTGATTTTAAGGGGATTACGAAAGAGGAATTTTATAGAAAAACTGAAATTTCGGCTTCTAATTTTAAAGGAGCTAATCTAAAAAGTGAAATTGGCGGTGATAAAATAGTTAAAATTTCAACCATTTATCCGGAAATTAATCTTGATTGGTTAATTTCTGGGGAAGGGGAAATAGAAAAACAAAAAGTAAAAGAAAAGCAACACTATGAAAGTGTTGCAAAAAGTGTTACCAAAAGTGTTACCAAAAGTGTTAAAAACGAAAAGTATATAAATAGTAACACTTTAATAACGTCACCTGAAGGCATACCATTAATCCCCATAGATGCAATGGCTGGGTTTGGATCAGGAGAAACTCAGATAATGGAATATGATGCAGGTAGATACGTAGTTCCTGAATTCACAGAGATTAATGTAGATTTCATGATACGAGTGAAAGGCAGTAGCATGTCTCCTAAATATAGTAGCGGTGATTTGGTAGCTTGTAAGAAGCTGTATTTAAATGATATTTTTTTTCAATGGAATAAGGTCTACGTTCTTGATACAGATCAAGGAGCTTTAATAAAAAGAGTAAGAAAAGGAAGTGATGTAGAGCATATATCATTAGTGAGCGAGAATCAATCTTATGATCCATTTGAACTTCATATGTCAAAAATATACGCGGTAGCCTTAGTTGTTGGGGTTATTCGCTTAGAATAGACGCTTTATTTATAAGTTTTGTCGTTTTTTCTGCTCAGCACGACAAAACAATGAAAATATATGACAAAAATAGACACTCTCAAAATTGCGATTTTTTTGTAAACTACTGTTTTTTAAATACGTATGCACTTGTGCTCTTTTTTACTTTTGGTTATGCCCCTCATATTACTATGAAAGAAGAAAATGAAATTAAAAAATCTTTCCAAAATAAGAAAGAATATATTCCACCCAAATTAGAAGTTACTATAATAAGAATGGGGTATGGTATAACTTCTGGTCCTGTACGTATTGTTAACGAAACAAACGTATCGTATCAAAAGAGTATGAAGAACGTATCATAA